GACAAGCTTTGGCATATAGACCATGATTCATACCACCATACATTGGTGTTGCAACAAATAAACTTTTCTTTTGAAGCTCTTCTTTTTTAATTGAAATTTCCATTATCTCTCCAAAAATATAAAAAAGGGGAGTACCACCAATGGTGGTCTCCCCATATAACTACTGATTAGGCTGTGTAGTTAAAGCCTGTGCTCAATGCAGCACGAACCATTGCTTTGGTTGGTTTACCCATACGATATACGGATACCTTAGAACCATCACCACGTGTTTTGGTGTTAGTGTAGATAACGTGACCTTCTTTACGAAGTTCTTCTACACGAGCAGATACGTTTTGGATGCCAAAACGAGCACGAGCCTGTGCAACAGACAAGGTGTTGTAACCTTCTGTCTTGCTCAAATAGTTAAGGATTTTTTCTTTCGCAGAAATCTTGGTAGTCATAATAATCTCCTAATGACAAAGTTAATAAACAAAATCTTGTTCTCACAAGTATTCACATCATAACACTATTTAGTGTGTGTGTCAAGCAACCTTGCGGTATACTTTTTTATCTGCCAACCTGCGGCAAATATTTGGACTTGGTGGTTTCCCAATCCATGAATATCAAGTCATCGTAGAACAGGTTTTCATAAGAAACCGTATTCTTCTTTTTTAACATTGATATCCTTCCTTTAGCATATTTGGTTTTCCAAATGTTTGCCAAAGCTTCTTCACTGGTGTCAAAAGACTTTACCAGTTGTTCATCACCAATCTCCTTGCGGAGGTATTCATTGGTGTTGTTATACAGCGGAGAAAAATAAATTCCACGCTGGTGTTCGGTACGAATAAGTTGTTTTGGTATATCCAACTTACCATACGCAAAGTTTAATGTACGGTTTTTGTGGTCACGTTTCAAAGGAAGACCTTTTGGATTCTTGGCTTCCCACCATTCAAAGTAACGGCGTGTATGATTCTCTTTTACCCAATCATATACCATTCTCATTGTCTTTTTCGTAGGTTCAAAAGCAACTGAACCACTAGAGAAACCCATTTTGTTCCAGTGTTCAAGACCATCATACTGAGATAAACCACCAGACTTAGTATTACCATAAAGAGAAGTAGTTGTAACTCCAACAAGAACATCACCATATTGTCTTTTCCAATCATTCTGTACTGTATCAGCAAGACACAATAATGCCAATAACTTACCGCCCATATAATTAAAACCTAATGGTTGTAGAGGAACGATTGTAGAACCGATGGCAGTGTGATTAATCATGCCTTGTTGAGTCTTAACATCTCTGGGCCAACCAATTTCTTTATCTCTTGGAGTTAAATCCAAGAAGTCGGACGATATACAGATAACACCAAGATACTTACCTGTTACTTCATCAACGATTGTGTAGTAAAGATTACGACCAATATTAGAATTGTTTTTCATTGTGGAAGAAAAGGTACGAATTGTATTCCATGTTTCAGCCAAATCACCATTAGATAATACTAATTTTGGTTTTAGTTTTTCATAATCATCTGGACCTTCTGGCATCCAGAAATTCGTTTTGACTTTATCAATCAAAGTTTGTTGACCAACATCAATCAATTGGTGGTCATCACCAAATAATGTAGTAATAGTTCTTGTCGGATACTTCTCATGTACTTCACACCATTTCTGGTACAAGGTATATTCACGTACATCCATTTGAGAAGCATATGTCAAATCTTTGATAAGAGTTTCTTTGAGTGTATCGGTATCAATGTGTTCAAATCTATCTGAAGTAAATTCTTCAGACCATGTACGCCATTGTTCTTCTACATCAGGTATGTGCTTTTTGGTTGCCATTAGTCATCTGTTTCATCATCTTAGGGTTAAAGTATTTGCGTCTAATTTTTTCCAGTTTTTTAAGTCCAAACTGTAACGCAAGAGGTTTTACCCTTGAAGTATACATGATTCCGTTCATATGGTCAAGCTCATGTAGGAAACACCGTGCAGATATACCATCAAAGATTGCCTCTTTTTTCACACCTGTGAAATCCTGGTACTCTACCCAAATCTTTTTAGGTCTGGTAATTCTCAGGTTCAATAATGGCCATGATAAACATCCTTCTTCCATGTGTGATTCACCTTCAGTTTTAATTAACTTTGGATTAAAGAATGCCACATAGTCATCATCGGTTCCCATAACAAAAACTCGGTGTGGATAACCACATTGATTAGCAGATAATCCAAGACCATTATTTTTCTTACAAGTTTCCACCAATGTGGAAGCAAATGAATTTGGATCAACTGGAGGATTACTGAAATCAAATTCAGGTAAAACATTATATAAACCTGGCCAATCGGCCGGTGCTAGTTCAAATGTTGGTATGTCAAGTTTAATCTTGGCTTCTTCTTTGGTATCATATAAAATAATATCGTCACTCATTTTGCAATCCTTGAAAAATTGTTTTTCTTTTCAAATTTAATAATAGACCTAAACTTGTCAAAGAGTTGGTCACCTTTATGGGAAATAACAAACACATTAGTATCTGTACCCATTTCATTAATCAACTTTAGAAACTCCTCTGTGCCAACTGTATCTAAACTTGAATCAAACACTTCATCCAATATCAATAGGTTTGTATTGGTAGAATTCTTTAACTTGGCAATCTGTCTCCATGTGAATAACAAAGCCAAGTCAATACGCATCTTCTCACCTTCGGAGAAATTGGCATAAGAGAATTCATCACGATGCCTACTCTTAATTGTTTCTTCAAAGTTTTCGTTGATGTTAAAGTTAACAAAGAAGTCCATAGCAGTCAGATACTTATTAATCAACTTGTTCATAATCGGCAAATACTGTTTAATGATTCTGGTCTTAATGCCACCATCTTTCAACAATGTACCTGCAAATTCGTGATAGTGTTTTTCTGTTAACTGTTCTTCATATAACTGATTATATGTTTTTAATTCAGCTTTCAAATCAACCAACTTCTGGTCACTACCTTCCGTATCAACACCTTTCTTGTTCAACTCATCTATCTCACCATTTAATTTGGTAATGTAACTACTGATGGCAGATATGGTAGAATTGTGTTTAATAATTTCACCATTGTGTTCATTAATATGAGTAAGAATATCGGTGATTGATGTTACTTCATCAGTTACCTTTTTTAGTTCTTCTTCAATCTCTTGAAGGCCAGTTCTCTGTGTAGTAATTTTCTCTGCCTTTTCTTTAACTTGAGAATCTTTCCACTCGGTTGTGATTGATTGTTTACAGGTAGGACAGTCGTGGTTACTTTCATAAAACTGAATCTCCTTTTCATTTCTATCAATATTGGTTTGAACCTTACCCTTGATTTGAAATAAACCCTTGGCTTTCTTGTCAAGTTTTTCTTTCTTATCACCAACTTTGCTTTGCAATATTGAAACGTGTCTGTTTATTTTTTCAACATCATTTCGTAATGCACTCATTTGCATTTTTGATTCACCAATCTCGGCAAGTTTACGGCCAATCTCTGCATCATTGTTCTTTTTATTTTCTTCAATGTTCTGCATCTGTAGATTGATTTTTTCTTCTACAAGTTTGATATCGTATTTTGATTTGGTGATACCATCTTTTAATGCCGACATTTTCTCTTTAACAATGGCATTCATTGACGAGAATATTTGTATGTCTAATAAATCCTCAATGATATTTCTTCGGTCAGCGGCAGATAATTGCATGAATGGTACAAAAGATGCTGAACCAAGAATGACAACTTGCGTGAAGGATTTATAATTTAACTTGAGAATGTTCTTCTCTAAAACCTCTTGATAATCTTTTGAAGCTGCATCTTGGTTCAACAATACATCGTTCAGGTATATTTCAAACACATTTGGTTTGATACCACGAATAACTTTATAACGTTTCTGACCAATATTGAATTCAACCTCAACCACGGCATCTTTGCCATTGATAGAATTTAATAGTTGTGGTTTGTTAATCTTACGAAATGGTTTACCAAACAAACCAAAACACAAAGCATCCAGAATAGTGGATTTACCTGCACCATTCTGGCCAATAATCAATGTGTTGGTGGACTTAGTAAAATTAATTTCTGTAAATGCAGCACCAGTGGAAAGAAAATTTTTCCATCTAATTGTTTGAAATAATATCATGCTTGTTCAGTATTCAATGCCTCTACGTAGAGTTCTTTCAATAATGTTTTCAACTTGTCGTTATCAATACCATCGTCTTTAATTGTTTCCACATATTTGTTTAGTGTGGTCAACGTATCTTCAGCTTGGTCTAACATATCATCATCAAGGCCTTCTGTAAGGTCTGTGAAATCTTCAGCGATTGTAACATCTACTGGATTGACATTATAAAGGTTACTCATCATTTTGTCAAACAAATATGGATTGGTCTTATTAATTACTACCACCTTAACATACTTGCCAGTGTACTGTGCCAAATCTATATTGTTGATTTCTGTAATGGTATCTTTCTTGTCATCGTAGGTAATCCGATGAAACATTTTATTTGTATTCTTTATGAATTCAAGTGTACGCCCATCCATATCAAATATATGAAAACCCCTATCGTCATTATAATCTTGCCAAGTAAGTTCATATGGGTTTCCCAAATAGAATATATCATCAGCGTTGGACCTATGATGATAATGGCCAGAAAAAGTATATTCAAACTTCCTGAATAGAGCACGGTCTAATCCTTCATGTGATGGCATACCACGATACATGGCAAATCCAGCAACTTCTAAATGACCCATACAAATTGTTGCCGATGTATTTTTAATTTCTGCAATAGAGTTATTATAGTTTTCAGCACATATCCAAGGTATCATACAAACATCATATGATGTATCTTCGTATTTTAAATGTATAGTTTGTGGTGAATCAATCACATTGATGTTGTCATATTGTTTCAATAACAAATCAATCGAATTTACATCGTTGGTATTTTTAAAGTAGGTATCATGATTACCAGCCAACATATGAACTTCAACACCCATGTCATACAACCTGTCAAAGAACATTTGTTTGGCACGTTTCAAGGTAAAAAAGTTTACATACTTCCTTCTATCAAAAGTATCGCCAAGAATAAGCACAGTGCGAATTCCGGCAGCATGTAAATTAGGAAAGAATATCTCATCATAAAATTTTTCATAGAAATCCAAGAAGTGTGTGGAATCATTACGAGCTCCGAAAATGCTGGTCGGTTATTATTGCTACTTTCATTCCGACACCTCCTTATCAAGTTTTTTCATGTTAATGTTATTAGGTCCGTCACATCCAATTCTGGATTCAGGATCTATTCCTTTCAAATAATATTTTTTATATAAATGTTTTGTAACTTTGGTTTTCTCTTGCAGTTCACGCCAGCCATAGTATAACACACCTTTATATTCAATGTCAAGCGTATTGTGTATTTCTTTACCTTTTAGTCCATGTTGGCCATTTTTTCTTGCTATTTCGGATGTTAATCTGCCAGATTTCCAACGTTCTTTCATTTTTTCGGAGTGTTGTTTTTTTCTTTGTTCATCGTTCATCCAACTCTCCAAAACTTTTTTCCTTTTATTTTCATAGTATTCTTTGGTCGCTTCTTCTTTATGCCACCAATGTGATGGATGATTTTCTCCCTTTAGACCATACATATGGTTGGCTTTACCTGGTAAAGAAGAACCCCAAGGAACAGTATCAAATTTTATATCACATTTAAAGTTTTTTAATGATTCAAAAATATCTTCTTCCATAAACACCTCCATAGTCTATTTATCATAGTTTGGTGCTAGAGATGATTTATTTTGCCTTTTCAATATCTAAAACACGTTGACGTAATTCAGTAGTACTAAAACTATGTTGCCTACTATTGAAATATACAGATATTGGTAAATTAAAACCAGTAAATTGTTTATCTCTATATTCCTCACCAACGATTCTAACATCAATTGGATAAGAAGTCAATATGTCCATCAATTCTTTTTCGGTGGCATATGGTATAATTTCATCAACGAACTTACAGGCCTGTACCTGTATGAATCTTTCCAGTACCGTTTGTAAAGGTTTGTTTTTGGTGGTTGGCCTATCAATTGTAGGATCCATCTGTAAACCTACAATCAAATAATCACATTGAGTTTTTGCCTCTTTTAACATCATCACATGACCTGCATGGAACAAATCAAATGTGGAACAAGTAAATCCTATTCTCATAATCACTCCTCAATAAATTTTTCAAGTCCTTTTGGTTTCTTTATGGCATCTTTTTCTGCCTTCTTGGTTTTCCTGGCATCTTCATATGTTTCTATAAACTCGGCAATATTGTCATAAAGTTCAAACTGCCTTGTAGAACCATCTTCGGATTCCATCATTTCAAATTCATCCAAAATACCATACATCTCTGTGGCCTTGTACTTGACGTATAGTTGTTTCTTTTCTTTTTGTATTCTTCGTAGAAAGGCAAAGTAGATTATCTGTGTAAAGTATGCAAATGGATTGGATGATTTGGTTGCATCAAAGTTTTCAAAGTACATAAGACAGTTCTCAATACCATCCGAAATCATTTCATCTCGGTAACTGTAGTTGATAAAGTTTGGTTTGTGAGATAAACCTTCCGCAATCTTCATCCAGCATTCACCGATGTAGTTTGGTATCTTAGGTTTTGGTGTATTTTCTTTTTCGGCAATCGCACAAGATGCCTTGTAATCCGTTAAGGCCTTTAGAAAATCTTGATTATTAATGTAATGTTTAGGTTTACTCATTCAAATGTACCATAAAAGTTGTTGACAAAGGGCTTGACAAATGTTATATTTCGTATGTAGCCCCCATGATGTTTAGTGTAATTTTAAGTTCTTTGTATTATCCATTTCATCCATAGCACTTAAAACTTCCAGCATATATTCCTTTTCATCTTCTGTAGATGCGTTCTTCTTTTTCTCAAGTGAGTCATTTACTTTCTCCACGGTAGTGTGGAAATACTCCTTAAAGTCATCACTTGGTTCCATAACACAGAGAATATCTTCCCATTTAACAGAAGCACGATTCTCTTTTATCATGGCAATTGGAAGCCATTGTTGCATTACCAAATTCATGTTTCTTACTTCAAACATCATAGGTTCTTTGACCTCAACGACCTCATTATTCTGACTATCAAAATAACAAATAACATCAAGGCCATCTTTAAATCTAACAATTTTTACTTCATCCATTTTTAAGTCCTATGTTGTAGATTTTAAAAGGAAACTTTTCTTCGTTATAAATTTTCACCCTCTCAACAAAGTGTTTTAATGTAAAGTTCATATGTTTTTTATATCTCATATCATCTGCAATATCATACAGAGTAGCCATCTCTTTGCCTTCACTTTGTCTTAGTCCTCGTCCAATAGACTGGAGGTTTCGTACTCTACTTTTGCTAGGTGAAGCAAAAATAACGTTGTGCAAGTTCCGAATATTAATACCGGTACTGAAAGTACCAAAAGAAGCAACAACAATAGCATCATTTTCTATCTCCATAATTCTACGGACTTCCTCTCGGTCATCCGTGTCTACTTTACCATGTATAAAAAAGACCTTACGGCCGTTAGCTTTTTCTAATATATCATTATAAAGGATTTGACCATGTTTTTCAACCATTTGATATAATATAAGTGTATTCGTACCTAAACTAATTGCAAGATTTCTAATAAACCTATTTCTATTTTGATTTGAAATTAAATATTCTATTTCTTCTTGGTACGTTGCATCTTTCATTCTTTCTACCACATCATCTGGATGCCTTAATACCAGACATTTAATTTGAAAGTCAGACAATTGTTTGTTGTCAATCAATTCTTTTGTGGTGATAACTTTTTCTACTGCACCAAATAGACCTTCAAGTACCAGTTTATGTGTTTTGGTTCCGTCTAAAGTACCAGTTAGGCCTATACGATATTTAGTTTTGGTTGCGGATGTGAGTATGGTTGTAAGTGATTGTGCTTTGAATAGATGTGCTTCATCACCAATTATATAATCAAATTGTTCAAAGTAACTTGATGATAATTGATACAGTGATTGCCACGTGGAAATGATTAATGGTTTGTCAGATACTTTATCTTTACCTTGATATATTCTGTGTACTGTATCTTCAACTAGAAAACCATTGTGTGATGAATAGTCTGCAAAGTCGGAATACAGTTGTTCCACCAAGGAAGTCGTAGGAACGATTATAAGGCCTTTAAGGTTCTGATAGTCTAGTAGTTGTCTAAACAGTAAATAAATGATTAGAGACTTACCTGATGCGGTTGGGGACAACAATAATGCTCTACGATGTTGCATTGCATGAATGAAAGCATTACGTTGATGGTCTCTGACCTGAATTGGCTTGCCTTGTGAGTGTAGATTTAAAGTCTCTACGAACTTATTGAAGTGATAAACAGAATATTCATCTTGTGTTTTTAAATCACCCCAGTCAATAAAGTATTGGCGTTCATCCGCAAACTCTTGTAAGTAACTGGTAAGTCCAAGGTACAATTGTTGTGTTTGTAAATTGAAAAGGCGTATCTTGCCGTCCCATATTTTGTTTCTAAATGCTGGAACAAACTGGTGACCAGGTACAAAGAATGTAAAGTATTCAGATAACTCTCTTGCAACATCTCGTTCACAAGTTATCTTGGCATACACCTCGTCTTTTTTAACAATAACAATATCACTGTCCATTAACAAACTTTTCCCATGATATAAAATCTCTTAACTGCCACGTTCTTTGTTTAAGTTCTGACATAATAGATTCTATGACAGAGATGGCTTCTTCGTGGTATACTTTCTTTTCTAACAGTTTAATTAAATCACCGTCAGCTTCTAAGTATGTATTAATGTCAGATTTCAATGCAAACTGAAATGGTTCCCATCCATATTCATCCAATTCTTCTTTTGACATTTTACCAGTAAAGTATTCCCATTTAATCTTACGCATACGTAGATAATCAAAGTGTGCTTTCTTTGATGCAATTTTATGTTTGGTTAGTATGTTAAGATACTTACTGTGAAGAATAGGAATTCTCAGTAGTTCTTTGCTGGGTTCTGTTTGATCCATATTTGAATCTGTTTCCCAATATTTTAATATTTGTTCAAGATTTTCCATGATTATATAAAGTGGCAATAAAATTACATTATAACATTTTTGTGTTACATTGTCAAGTAAGTATATGATTCGTACCTAAAAGAAGCAGATACAGTTACAATATTATCCGCAGACATTTTGGTGTCAAGATTAATATCACCCATACTAACTGGAAACAAATTTCTAAATTGAATTCTTAATAACGGATTATTTAAGTTTGACAATATGGTCAAAGTGGCATCAGAAAAATGTTCACTTCTTTGAAGCTCTTCTTTAACAGTTCTTTTTTCAAAACCATTTGGATCGGCAATTGAAATGAACCAATTATATAAGTTCTTCCATGTTTGTAGTTCTTCATCAACTATGAATTCAATATCAAGTAAACTATAATCTAATTTGGTACCAGGTGAGTACATGTCCAAGAAAGGTGTGGCACGAATAACTTCACCTAATTTTATAGATGGAACATTAACTGATTGACAAAAATATTGTACAGTTCCAATTCTATTGAAAATCAATAAGAACTTTGTGGGTTGTAATAGATTAGTATTTTCTGGACTTCTGGTCAATGCTGACATTAAATTCTCCTTTATCTACTATTTAGGAGCCAAAAAAAAGACCACCCGAAGGTGGTCTTTAAATGTCACTCTACGGTGACTCAATATTACATTAGGTTTTTCACCTGGAAAATACGGTAGTACTGGTTAGTACGTGGTGTTAGACCACCATTACCAACGTTGATACCTTGTGCGAATGGGTTTGAAACCATTCCGTAACGAGTCTTGAATCCAATCTTTGGTTGGAATGTGTACTGGTCAACAGCACGAACCATTTGTAATGGAACGTATGGGCAGTAGAACAAACCGGCATCGTATGGAGATGTACCTTTGTAACCGATTGTCACCAATTCTTGGTTAGATGTGTAACCACCGAAATATGGGTCAATGTATACTTTGATACGGCCATGCAACATACCAGCAAATGTATTGCCTGTATCGTCAACTTGTAGGTCAGCAGATAGAGCAGGTGTGTAAGAAAGAACACCAGCCATTGCCATAGCGGAAGCAACGTCAGATGAT